TGCTCCAGCTGCTGCTTTCGTATGCGTTAGGTACAAATCCACCGCTTCGGCTTACTCCTAGTGCGCTGCTGCTTGCAAGTCCCATGCTTGCTCCGCTGATCGTTCCTGCGCTTCCGCCCGGTGTGCTTGCTCCACCGTTTGAGAATGCTAGGATTGGGTTAAGCCCCGCTTTTTTCATGTCCTCAACTGCTCTTTGGTATGCTGTGCTTGACATGTGTTCTTGCCAGTTTCTGTTTGCTAGTGCTTCTGAGCTGTTGTAGTTCATTGCTACACTGTTTTCGATGTGGTTGTATACGCCTTGCATGATTGCTTGTAAGGTGTTATAGCCCATCTGTTTAAGCATGCTTTGGCTGTTGTATTTGCCCTGCATGGCTGCTTCTTGCCCTTGGTATGCGTATGCCTGCTTGAGCCAGTCGTTGACCTGTTGTACGTTAGTTCCTGATTGACTTCCGCTTTCGGAGTGTCCACCGCCTTGGCTTGTGCTGCCGCCGCTACTTTGGCTATTGCCTGTTTGTCCCCATCCGCCAAACGCTCCGGCTACGTTTTTAGCTGCTCCTGCAAAAGTTCCGATTGTGTTTGCTACGTTTCCTGCTACGTTTAGTGCTGTTAAGAATCCTGATAATCCTGACATTTAAAAATAGCCCGGGTTTTGCCCGGGCTTCCTCCTTTCTTATAGTTTGTACAAGCCCGGTACACTGTACAGCGGCATGCAACGTGTGGTTTTGTTTGCTACGCGGATTGCACCAAAGAATTGCGGTTCGTTCTGTACGATGAGTGTTCTTGCAATTTCGCTTTTGCCTTCTGCCATCCATTCCTGAGACAGTGTTGGTACGGTCGAATAATTGTCTGCGTAGTGCCAAAAGTCCAACGTGCCTGTTGCGTTGCTTCGCATGAGGCCGCTTACACGGTTTGGCTTCATTCGGTAATCAGCCCAGGCCTCCTGGTAGCCGAATGTCTCTTCATCAGTTGCCGTACCGGTTAGCATGATTTCTTTTTTCTTTACAGGCTGTTCGCCAATGTTTGCAAACTGAGGCACGTAATAGTCCAGTCTGTCCTTTCTACTCCAGAAACGTTCAAGCCCCTGCTGGTACGTTCTGTTATGGCGTACGCACAACACACCGATTACAAACCCGTGTTCCTCAAAACTCTTTGTGAAGGAACTTTCGTTGATAGGCGTTACGGACATTGCTCCGGTTTCACCAATTGGTGTATCGTTTTCGCTCTGCTGTCCGCTTGTCTGCACGATTTGGTTCATGTTGACGTGATAGCGTCCTCCGCCGAGATATTCCGGAATCTGTGCCGTTTTGTCGCTGATGGTTACGTCCCACAGTGCCTGTACCTGTTCACGGTATCGGCTGCCGCCTCTTGCCATTGCTTCATAGTACTGCTGCACTGCAATTGCGTTTCTCAGTTCGTTGATGGTTGTTGCTCCTACAGAACTTAGGTCTGTGTACATCCAGCCCCCCGTTCCTGATTCACCTGATGCTTTTTCAACTCCAGTGAATTGCATTTGCTTTTTTTCGTTGGGTTTTCCTGTTGCGTTCTCGTATCCTAGACTTCCCGGTACGTTTTGATTGGCATTTCTACTTAGCACCATTTCTACTGGTCCAGCGTAATCTACATATCTGCCGGAGGCGTCTCCTAGTCTTACTGGCGCATTACCTGTCATTGGCACGGTTACTTCCGGCCCACGCTGCGGATAAGGCAAGCAGCTTGAGAAGTAGTCGTGGAAACGGTTAACGGGAAGACACAGTCCTCCGGTGATTGCTTCTTGAAGCGTTTTTTCAATTTCGTCTTTTGCTCCGGAACCGTCGTTGTATGATTGTGTGTATTGTACGTTACCGTCGTCGCTTTTCCATTTTGCTGCGTTTTCAATGTTTTGGTCTCTGAAATACTCGTTCCAGATCATAACGTATGCACGGACTGGCAACGCGTTTATTTTGAACCGTGCTTTTACGTTTGTTGGCACACCCATGTAGTCTAGGATGCTGCCATTAAGCGGTCTTCCGCTTGCTTCAGTTCCGTTGATTTCGATTTCTGGCACTTGATATGTTCTTGTTGGCATCCATGGCGTATTGTCCACTTCTCCCATGAACTGTTTGAAGTTGTCCCACAGGATACGGTTTGGACAATAGAAGTAGTAGAAGTCGATGAATGCGTCATCCATCACCGGGAATTTTGGTGTTGTCATGCGGATGATTGCGCTCGTGTCTATCTGGAAGGTGTCTCCCGGCAAAACTTCGTCCACAAAGAATGGAATTAGCCTGCCGCTGTTGAATGTGGTTAGGTTTGTCTGGTCACGGTTGAACCGTGTTCGGCTTGTGTGCATTTGTGGTACTTGTAAGAAGTGTCTTTCGTTGTTTCTGTTCATTCTGCCGTTTTACTCCCTTCCGCTGATTCTTCTTTCTGTGCTTTGCTTTGCACTTCCAGATCTTTGAGCATCATTGCGTTTACTTGTGCGGTCGCGATCATCTGATGATACTCGTGGATGTTTTGCGGCCATTCTGTTATGTCTAAGATCGGCGTTTCTTCTTGGCTCAGTGCTCCTTTTGACAGGCTTTTCAGGAATTCCGGGTCGAAACTTGCCTTCCGGACAATGTTTTTAATGTCACATTCATCCGAATAGCTTTCGATTTCCTGCTGGATGTCGATTGGTTCGGTTTCCTGCAGCACTTCTTTTCCTTTTTCGTCCTTTGTCCATACGTATTGTTTCCGTAGTTTTTCACCCGAATTCGAAAAGAAGGGCTTTCGCCCTTCCTCGTATCGTTTATTCATTCGGCTTACCCTCCCATACTTTTTCCTTGTCGTTGTTAAATTCGCCGGTTTCATCGTTAAATTCTGCTAACCGGTAGCCGATGTAATCACCCGGCGCCTGTCCAATGAAGGTTTTTTCGTCCTTTGCCATTGTGTTGCACATGCGTGCAAACGTTGCATTGTTTTTGCTTTCGCCTACCCATGCGTAGCATTTTGCCACGTTGTCCCAAATGCCAAAATACAGATGTTCCATTTTTTTTCTCCTTTTTTACAGTCGGATGCCGCCCCGCATGGGTTTCTGGCTTAGGTTGATATTTTTCGTTTTTCTTGCCGTTACGTTGAAGATCCTCGCGTCTTTGCTTCTCTTCATCTTTTTACGATACGCCATCGTTACACTCCCTTCTCATGAGTTCCATTTCAATTGCATTCGTAAAACTTTTCATTTGCCATATTTCGTCCACTAGCTTTTTTGCGTTCTCGATGTTGGATACTTTGCGTAGCATCTTATAGCTTCCATCGATTTCCTTGTATTTTCGGTTTAGCAGCTCTTCAAGTACTTCTTTGGTCTGGTCTCTTACGTTCCACGTCTTGTGAATCATTATTTACTCCTTTTCTTTTTCGTTGATGCTGTCATGCAGCGCATGATAGATTTCGTCAAGCTTTTCCAAAATCTGCATCATGAGACGGATTGCCTGCTTGACGTCCTTAATGGAAATAAGTGCCATTTTATACCCCCTTTCTGTAGGCTTTGGTACGCGTGTCAATGTGTACCCAATTGCTGTATACGATGATGCCGCAGCCAAGCGGAATGATTTTATTCAGTTTGTTGGCAATTTCTTTTGCGGTCATTCCTTCAACCCGGATATCTGCTGCCATTCCTCGCATGTGGTATGAGTATTTTGCACCGCCTACCATTTTATTCCTTGTCGGTGTCCTGTATCCGCTGTTTATGTATACCGGCTTTCCGACTTGGTTTCTGAGGATATCCAGAATGGATACTAAATAGCTGTCGATGAACACGACTTGCGAGCCATCTTTGCATGCAAATTCTCGCACTTTAAAGTGTTGACCTACTTTTTCGTTTGCATCTGTATCCATGATATAGCATTTAATCATCTTTGTCAAGCTCCTTTTCTGTAAAATACATTGCTATGGTGTCAATTTTTTGTAGTGAGTAGAGACCTGGGTGTCGGTTCGCGTAGTCTTTTGCTCTTTCTTTTGCATATTTTGGTTCTGCTTCAAGTTTAAGGACTGTTGTTATACTGTCGTCATCGTTGAATCTTCTAAGTTCGTAGGTGTGTTTCATTTTTAGCACCTTCCTTTCTGTAATTATATTTTATCATTTTTTTAGAAAAAAGTCAAGCTTTTTTTGAAATTTTAATTGATATATTAGCAGTCGGTTTTGCTCCTTTGTTTTGAATGGCGCTTTAGCGCCTTGCCGTATGGAGCTTAGCGGAATGCGGCTTAATCCATTCATTTTTAGCGCTGTGCGCGTTTATGTTGCTTTATTATATAACTTGTTGTAGTCGTAGTAGTAGGTGCTGTTGAATTGTTGAATAGTGTTAAATTTTAACGTTGTTACTTAATTTATTGCTTTAAAACTCTGTTGAAAGTTTTGTTGAAAATTTGTTGAATTGTTGAATGTTCGTCATTATGACGGATTTTATTGTGCACTTTTATGTTGAAAACCTGTTGAAAGTGTTGAAACTGTTGAAAACTAATTTACGCGCATGTGCGCGTGCGCGTTTCGCGCGCGTGCGCATGTGCGTACTAGCGGCAGCCCCATGATTGGGGCGTGACGCAAGGGGTTGACTTTTAAGTCAACCCCTTTTATTCACTGACTAGGCTGATACATGGAGTCTTTAAACTATTATAGCCCAGTACCTTACTTGATAGGTACTGGGCTAGGTGACACCGTTAGAGTGTCCCACTCTTCTTCATTTGCTTCCGGATAACTCTTTCTTTTGTTTCGCATTGCTCTGAAAAGTCTGCGTTTTCATACTTTAGCCGATTTTCTGCTATGGCTGCTGCCTGTCTGTTTTGTTTAATTCTCCACAATCTTTGTGGGTTTTCAGCTTCCATCATCTTTTCATAATAACGTGGAATTTGTGCGTGTTTTCCGTTTGTACATTGGATGTATCCTTGTCTCCATATTTCTGCTTTGTGTTCTTGATAATAGTGGTCTCCTAGTCCCGGTTTTAGGCTCATACATGCGAATGGCTTTTGTTGGCCCAATTCGTAGTATTGGTTTGCTTTCTTTCCGTCTATCTCGTACATTTTTTTCGTGACGTATCCTGCAACATATCTGTAGGTTTCCGGCACTGCTTGTGCTATCTGTATTTGACCCATGCCCCATAGGTCTGCCAGCCATTTACTTGTAAAGTATCCGTTGTGTTGTATCTTGTATAGGTGCTCCAGGTCTGTTGGTCTCCATCCATATAGAATCATGTGGTAGTGTGGTCTTGCTGTTTGTTCTCCATACTCTCCTGCCACAAAATAGCGTAATTTGCCCCTGTAAGCCTTCCTGAGACGTTTTAGGAATTTCTGAACGTCAGTATACAGTAACGTTTGTACGCTTTCAGGCGCTTTCTTTCCGGCTTTCCAGACGTATTGCACTTTTCTCATGATTTCGCCTGTGCTTATAATCATTCCTGGTACATGGTCATCGTCATATGTTAGTGTGATAAACCACACTTCTTCTTTCGGATAGTCTCGTGCTTCTAATTCTATACGTGTTGTCCAGTCCTCTCTCTGTCTTATTCTGCATCCGATGCACTGCCCGCATGGTATCAACATGACATCTTTTCTGTACATCACATCTTCATATTTGAGCTGTTTTCCGCAGACTTGAGAAAAGCGGGCAAGTGAATACACCCGCCCGCTTATTTCTTTGTTGTCTGGGTTGTACAGCCTTATTAATGGCTTGTAACAACTCATTTTAAGTAATCACCCGGTTTCCTTTTTTCTCCGTATGACCCTGTTTTGTCCTGCGGCGCTTGATAGTTGCTTTTTTTGCTGCTTTTCTTTGGCACGTTTTTGTCAATTGCTTTGCTTGTGTCGTCTCCGATTTCTGTTAAGGTTTTTTGCAGTCCGTATGGCGACATATGTGTTGTACTGAGCATCTGTTGCCAGCTTTGTGCTGCATTGTACCAATCGCTTTTGCTCCAGCTGCTGCTTTCGTATGCGTTAGGTACAAATCCACCGCTTCGGCTTACTCCTAGTGCGCTGCTGCTTGCAAGTCCCATGCTTGCTCCGCTGA